AAGATTAAGTCCCATTTTATCGGCTGCTTGCCCAAATAAACCTTGCTTTGCAGAGCCTTCTTCAAGCAATTCATTCGTTCTGCCTAGTTCTGTTTCCATAGTGGCAAGTGCAGTTTTAGCATTATTCAGCTTAATTTGAAGATCCTGTGTTGCCTTAGCATCTAGTCCTTTTTTGTCTGCTGAGGTTTGGAATGCTTGTTCAAGAGCCTGTACCTTCTGCTTTTGGAGATCGATTTGTTGGTTTAAACTACTTGATTTTAAATTAAGCTGGTCTGAGCTATTGCCAAAACCTCCGAGTTCAGCAGAAGCGGCTTTGAATCCAGACTGTACAACTGCAAGCTGCTTATTTATTCCGGATACACCATTTTGAAATCCAGTGCTGTCCATACTTACTTTTACCGCAAGATTACCCACTTCTTGGTCTGCCATTTATATCACCTCACTTTCACCTAAAAGACCTGATCAATAAATCCATGTTTATTGCTTTCTTCTTTTGCAGCTTTGAAAATCAATAAATCAAAATAATAAAAGAAGTCCATCTCATCAATGTCATTGAGCGTCCATCCTTGCTCAATCAATTGGAGGTAGACTTCTTTTAAAAAATCAGACGGGGACATCGATTCGTTATCTACGCCCCCGTCTGTCCGTTTGGGAATTGTTCAAGTTTTGCTCCTACCGAACCAACGACATTATTGAGACAACTCATGATTGTAGGTAACAATTTATCAGCATCGAGACCATCATAAACATCATCGATGGTAAATTGTCCAGCGTATAAATCGACTACATAACCCACTAGGTTGTCAAACTCAGAAGATTTAATATTATTGAAATCCGTCTTCTCAGTCATCTCAATGGCCTTGCGTACCATTCTTGCTTTAGGTACAGGTGCAATATATGTTTTATCGTTAAGAATTAATTCCATTCTATTCCCTCCAAATTTTAAAGAGGGGACTTGCCCCTCTTGTTTTTGTTGTCTTCTATTGACATAATTGTTTCTATTTATTAAGCCCCTGTTGTCCAACTGGTGACGGTATTTGCTGCTAACTTCTGACCATAAATGTCCTGTACATCCACATCAGCAACAGCAATATGAAGAGTGGATGCTGTAAGAGCACTTGATGGTGCAAATGTTACTATCTTATTGCTACTATCTATGGCTAGTGAACCTGCCACAACTGCTCCTGTAGAAGAATTAATCGCCATAAAATTATTAACCGACAATTGCCCTGACAAAATTGCATTACTGTAAGTCCAAGAAATAATTGGTGCGCTCTTGGAAACACCAGTGGCACCCTGAATAGGTACAGCAGTACAAGTCAAAGGTGATGGAGTTGATTCAACTGCGTTAAACCAATTCGCTCCTAATGTTGAAACATAGGTGGTCATATCTGTATCCGTCTGTTTGATCCAAGCTGCATCATAGACACGCCTTAAAAACATCCCTTTGAGTTTTGGAGTTTGGAAGGTAACCTTATCTTCCCGAGTCTTGAAATCTTGTTCGACTTCTGCAAACAGTCCTTTTAAAAGCCATATATACCTATATCCCCCGTTGCTCTTGAGTGCCTTAAATCCAACCGCAACATAAGGAGCAATGTCTGTGCTTTTACGAATAATCACACCGCCAGTAATGGTGTGGCCTAGTAAATCTGCTTGAACTTCCATTGGGACATCCTGAGGATTGAGTTCCAGATCAATTTTTCCTATTGTGGAAGCCACATCTGATGGCCCATCGTCGGCAAACAAAACATCGGTCGAAGCATTCGGGTTAATTTTTGCTTCAATGGCTGGCGCTATCGTTTGAACTGTTCCATAAACGATTCCACCTAAAGTATCGCTGGTCAATTTGGCATAAACTAAATTTGATAATCCGATTACGGTTCCTGACAATTTCTTTTCCCCCTTTAATTAAAATAAGAAAAGCGCAGGGCCTTATGAAAAATGAGCGTATCAAACTCAAAAAGGTCTTGCGCTGTGGTGCGGATAAATCCTGCATTTTTCATATTCGATTTCACCTGATCAACAAGTGACGAGTAATCTTTTTTCGACCACACATCAACTTGTACATAAAAGCCTGTAATTAGTTCAATATCATCAGCAAATTGTTCTCCCTGTTCGTTATAACAAAAGAATGTAATGTATGTCGTTTCCTTACCTGAATACTTTTGCCAAGATACTGGAACACCTAGAGATTTGAGAGCATTTACAATTAAGCTATTCGTCATAATTCCAATGCCTCTGCAATGGTTTGCTTCATAATTTCCAGCACATCGTTTTTCTTGTGTTCATAGGAAATCTGTGCGAACGGCTTGGCGGGCATCTTACTTGTACCCCATTCAAGAAATTTAGCTCTCCAATTTGTCTTTTTTCCTGGCCCAATCTCAATGTACTTAATGCCATCCTTGGATTTAACGCCAGATATTTGAATGTCATCTCGAATATGCTGGTGATCAATTGAACTCACCCTAACAAGACTCTTCATTTCATCTGCTATGGGTTGAGCACCTGCTTTAAGGGCTTTATTTTCCACACGTCCTGCTTTATCACTAATTTGCTGAAGTTGATTTAATAACTCATCCAATCCTTGAAGTTCAAACTCAGCCGCCATTTTGCAACACCTGCCTTGTATGGATTTCCAACCACATTCTCCGACCATCCAAATCAATGGGTGGCACTTTCACTTCAAAAGTTTCAGAACCTTCAACTAGTCTCATACCAGCTTTGATGCCTTCACAGTATCGAATCGTAAACAAAACATCACTTTCTGCCTGTACTGCTGCCGCTTGATAAAACAAACGTCCTTTGAGACCACCTCTTTTTGCATAGACAGTCATAAGCAACTCCCAATCTTCAAGGGGACTGCCATTATCATCCGTCTGATCAGCTGAGGCATTATATTGAATTAAGATTTTATGAATTAACTCACCAATATTTATGTTCATGCTGTCACCATCTGCAATGCTTTGCCATGAAGTTGACCAACAAGACTTTTAACTCCTATATCATTGTCGGAAATACTACCCATTTGTCCTGGATCATCAAACCAGCGAACGAGTAAAGCTGAAGCAAGCATTTTTGCTGTTGGGTCAATTGGATTATCTTCTGACCAATCATGACCTGTTGCAGTTTTTATAAAGTCATCAACAAATGGGAGCAAGATATTCAACTGAGGATAGTCATCAGGATTTACAAGGTGCAACATATCAGCCGCTTCCTGAGGTATTAATATCACATTATCACCGCCTTTAAAAAAGTTCTGCCACCCTGATTAAGAGTGGCAGAATTACAATGGTTAAACTTAAGAAGCCTTTGTCAATTTAATAAAGGTTTCATTAAGTGCTGGCTTGCCATCTGCAATCAGAATACCTCTGTAAATTGTGGATGCGGAAGTAAAACCAGCTTCTTTTGATGCCTCGATGATTGGATTCTGTGAGAAGTTCATGTAGTAGTAATTAAAAGCTCCAAATAGGATCTCATCATCAGGCATATAATCATCAACAATGTAAGGATGATTCAATATGCGTGGCTCAAAACCATTCTGAGGAGCTTGGGTGAATATAGGTCTATTTTGAGAATCCTTAATCTTGAATAGAGCAGCTTCCATGTTACTGTTCAGAATCCATTTACCAAAAGGTCGATAAGGAGTTTTGAGCAAGGCACGAGCACCAACAAGATCGTCATATCCTACAGTAGTAGTAAAGGTTGCTGAATTGCTTAAACCCCAAGTGACTCCTGTGAGAATTCCAGTAGGCTGAGGTTTATTACTACCACCGGGTGTAGGCCCAAGTCCATTGAGGATAGCATTCTCTACAGCGATGGATAATTGATTGCCAATTTGATTAACAATATAAGTTTCGAATGCGTCAATTGTCATAACCATTGCGGCTGCTGAAATCTTCGCATATTTCGCCAAAGTATAGCCAGCAAGACTAACACCAGCAACAGTATCATCACCGAACGTCCCATCCGTTACTTCATCACTCCAAACCGCTGCGGTAATAGCATTAGCGACTGGTAAAACGACATTGCCAGGGATGTAAGTTGTCGTAATCATTGGAAATAGGACGCTTGTTTGCTGAAGCTTTTCTATAATCTTATCGTAGGTCGTGGTAGGAACAGCCGCACCACCGCTATTAATTGCTGTCGTAATGGCACGCATCTCAACATCATTTAATTGCTTGCCTTGCAGAGATTTGAGATAGGCAGAACGATATTCTGGAAGCTTAAATAATTCACCGCGCATTTCCTCTGGTGGTAAACAAGTTACCTCATCAAGGCTTCTTTGCTCAGATCTTGCGTTCGGTGCAGTTTG